CTTGTTCGTCTGAACCTTCTTCTTCGCCTGCTGGCTCTAAAGTTTGAGCTTGTTCGTCTGAACCTTCTTCGTCTTCGTAGTCTTGACCTTCTGCGCCGCCTTGAGCTGGAGCATCACTGATGCCTGACATTTTCTTCATTAAAGAAAGCATATCATCACCGTCACCCACAACGTTAGGACTCATTTCTGGTTCAGTACCTGTACCAGTTGGCTCTTCTTCGCCTTGAGAGATAACACCATATGCGTCAACTTGTGGTTGTTCTGCACCACCACCGAAACCACCGATACCCGCACTACGTAAAACTTGCATTAAGTTTTGTGCATCAGAATCACTAGCTGTTACGCTAACAGAATCCGGTTGGCCTTGTTGTCCTTGGCTTGAAGATACAGTAATACCTTCGTTTAATAAGCTATCTAGCTGAGATGTCCAGCTTTCTACTTGCATGTCTTTCATATTATTGCTTTCTGAGAATGGATTTGATGGCTTACGTAAGCCAGAGATAAAGTTAATTGCTCTATCAGTTGTTGCTGCGATCGGATCTGTTCCGAATGGAGTAGGGTTAGCTACTGGGCGATTCGCTGTTGTAGGTGTTCCTCTTGGAGCTGCCATTGAAGAGCCTGTTCTAGTAAAATCGTTAGTTGGGCCAATGCCGCGCATAGCAAAATCATCCATAGAACCTTCATCTAACGACGGGTTCTTTTGATAATGTGCGTATGCAGAAGCTACATCACTGATAAAATCTTCATCATATGAAACTTTATGACGAGCAGCTTTTGGAGTTAAACCACATTGAATTAATTCATTGTAAATTGCACCGTAGAACTCATCGTTGCTTTTTACTGTGTCCATACCTGGCTTTTCACGTGCTAAGATTTTTGCAACTTTCTCATCTAAATATTCACTTGATTCATGGTCACGACCTTCAGCTACTTTCTTTTTAGACTTGTCAGCGACAGCTTTCTTGAAAGATTCTTTCTTGTTACCGTCTTTGTCAACATCTAAGAAGTCTGGTTTAGCTTCGCCAAGTTCTTGACTGCCCTGGATTTCACGGTTCTTGTCTTTTAATGTAGCTTCAACATCACGCAAACGACCCATGTCCTTGCCCATGTTAGAGAAACCACCTGCACGGTGTTTAGCCAGGAAGTTGTTGGCCATATTTTGTGCTGCTGCCAATTGTTCTTTGGTCTTACATGATGCAATAACTTTAGATAACTTAACCAAGTCGTTACCTTCGTCTGCACCTTCTGACATACCTTGTTGGTCATCAGGATTAAATGTCATTTCACCTTTACCGATACTAGCTTTAATTTGATTAGCTAGTTGCGGGTTAGTAACTGTACCTAGAGTCTTGTTACCTTGTTGGATAACTTGAGTATTCTGTTGTGCTGGCTTGATTTCAATTTGGTCAGCTTCTTTTAACTTATTAGATGCAGACACTTTACCAACTGGCTTCTTAGGGGCTTTGCCTCCGCCAAATACATTACCTAATGATTTAGTGTCATACTTCTTGACCTCACCTGTCTCGTCAGCGTCTTTCTTTGGACGACCACGACCACGTTGTGTCTGAGCTTTCTTAACACCTTCATCACCGGCTTCGTATGATGTACCGTAAGAACCTTTGTGGACTCGTCCACCTTTCTTCTCAACAGTTTCACCTTCACTGATAGATTCTTCTACTGATTCAATATACTCTTTTAGCGAGTGCTTCTTGGAAACAGTTCCGATATCTTTTGCTGGCTTTTTACCACCACCGAATACATCGCCTACGCTCTTTGTATCATATTTTTTAACTTCACCTGTCTCGTCAGCGTCTTTCTTTGGACGACCACGGCCACGGGTAGTTTCTTGTTTTTTAGCACCTTCATCACCGGCTTCGTATGATGTACCATAATCACCTTTATGGACTTTGCCAGTCTTTGTGACTTTTGTTTCTGCTTCATTCAATGAAGTCATTGATTGTAATAGGCTTCTAAAATCCATTATCGTGATCCTCTTTTATCTAATTTATCTTCGATTCTACCAAGTTGTTTTGCAATCTCGGCGATTTTGTCATTCATTGCTTCTTGACGCACACTATTAACAGTTAACTTATTGTCAACTTCTTTAATCTTGCCGTCCATTGTTAGATAGCCGCCGCCACCTATACCGCATGCACTGATAACAATCCAACTTAGTTGTTTGGCAGTGAAGTCAACCATTTTATTTAGCCTTTGTTGAGCCAGTAGCAGGACGCTCTGGACGATTTACTTTACTCATTGGGCTAGCAGTGTTAACACCTTCTTTGCTCTTGTTAGGCGCAATAGGAGTTGGTTTAGCTGAGTAAGGGATAGTGACACTAGGCTTCTTAGGAACTACGCGGTCAAGATATTGATTAGCGTATTCTTTACTTGCTTCTTTGCCATTATCTTCGAGTGTTTCGGTGTTTAGCAATGCTTGTTTTTCTTCAGCATCTTGTTGATTTGCATACTTGTCCGATTCATCGTTAATTGAATCTTCGAAGTCTGTAGTCAACACACGAACTTTATTGATGTTGTAACCCAGCATTTGAGCAACTTGTTGAATCATTGGCTCAGTAGCTGGGTACTTAAATTCTGCTTTGATGATAGTGATAGACTCATTCTCTAAGTCAGGAAAACCATATGGTGATTTCTGTACTGGAGTGGTCTTTGGTTCTTCGATTTTTACTGGATCGAATTTGTTTAGATTGTACTTGAACATGTCCATAAAGTTCTTATCAACATCGCCTGCGATTTTGATAGTGTAGCGATATGTTCTTGCGCTTTCCATGAGATAATGACGAAGGCTCTGCATAATGTTATTCCTATTATATTATTTATTCTTAATCTGCTTTTTTAGTTCCCAGAATCTGTTTGAGTAGTTCATTTCTGTCAACTAAACTACCCTCACCTACTGGAATATTTTCGATTTCTTCTGTCTTACTCGCTGTCTTTTGATCCAACTGAGCTTTCTTCATCTGTAAATCGAGCATCTTTAACTTCTTGTTAATCTTAGCGGTCTTAGATGTAATAGCATGACCTAAGAACGAGCTTGCGCTGTTAAAGATTTCACTAGCAAATCTTGAATCAACTTGCATACCCAAGTCCATTAAGTCTTTGTAACTGTTGGTTGCCAAGTCTGCTAATTCATCCATCTCACCGTCACTAGCATCTAAGCCCTTGACTTCGGTAAGTGCGTTTTCAATCTTTTCTAAGTTTGTCAGTGCGTCTTGTGTGACTTCTTGAGCTTCTTCTACGGTGATATCGGTTGTACTGCTGATTGACGTATCATCAGGCAATTCAAAAAGTTCACTTAGTTTTTTGGTCATTCTACTATCCTATAATAGTAGTATTTATTACTTGCGTTTTCCATTATGGAAAATATCATCTTCAGTAACTACTCGGAAGGTTAAGCCTGCTGCTTTACACCACGCCATTGCTGCTGCCCACTTAGCATGATTAACTGCGACAACCATTCTGTCTCTAGCGTTGACTACTTTACTTTCGATTAGACTTTGTTTCTTGGGTTTAATTTCTACCATTTCAGCAATTTGCTTCCCGTATTTGTTTTGGTAGACTACTAGAAAATCAGGGATGTATGTGTGCATCTTACCATCGAGAGGGCTTCTATATGGAATAGAAATTGATTCGCTGGCCCACTGTAATACACTATCGTTTCTATCGCAAAACTGCATGAATGTGAATTCCCAGCCACTGCGATACTTAGGCTTGTTCTTACCTATATACTTTTTTGGATTAGTTGGGGTGAAGAGCCCTTGTGCGAACTTGGCCATTATGGAACTATATTTCGTTGAACGTTACTATTTGGACTAGGTGTTGCATTTATACCGTACAAACTCGTTTTACTCTTAACACTATTCATATAGTACGCTAGAATTGCATTTACTTCTAGCTTGGTCTTACCTTGTAAATACTCAACTAAATTTAAAGGATTCTCTCCGGATAAATTTGAGATGCGAAAAATTAGTAAAGTAAAGTTATCTGTTGCAGTTTTGCTATTGGTCAGACTATAGAAAAAAGAATGAACAATTTCATATTGATTAGCATCTACTGCTAAATCAAAATTGTAGAAATTATCAAAAATTCTAATTGTGTTTTCTAGTTGTGTTTGTGGAGCATCAATAATAGCCATAAGTTACCTCGTTGAAGTATTTATGACTGTTAAGTTGGTGTCTTAGGAGAACTTGCACCCGTAAGTCCGGGCAATGAATTGCGAATAACAGTTGAGTCTGCGGTGGGGAATGTAAAGATGTTATTTCTATTTGGTGCCCCTTGCAATGCTCCTGTAGCTGCGCCCAATGCCTCACCCTTAGCAATGTTAAGAATGTTCGCAGGATTCTTAAATGTCTGTTTAGCTGCCCCAGCTTTCTGGATAGCACCTAAGAAATTACCACTTGACAAGTCATCCATGATGCCACCGGCAGTAGAAACTAAGCCACCTGGTCCCAAGATACTTGCCTGACTACCTGGTCTAGCGATTGGACTCAATGTAGTATCGTAGTGACTGTCTTTACCAAATCCAGGAACGAACTTGCTAGGATTTCTACCATCAACTGCACCTTCAAAGTACTTAACTGATTCGTAGTTAAGAGTCATTTGGTGTTCCATAGTACCATTACCTTCAGCATAATTGTAAGTGTCATGTGAGAAACTCTCAATCATTGGATTGATAAGCTGATACATGACAAAATTATGTTGATTAAAGCCGTAAATTTTGATTGAATCAAAGAAAGGAACTTTGATTGCACCGCTAGCAGCATTAGTTGCCTCACCCATATAACCCCAATCAGCATTACCTGTGATGTTTGGGTTGTATTGGTTTCTTGAGTTTAAGTCAAACTTCTGTGTGGGTGTTTTACCAGTAGAAGTAATAACACTGCCCAGTTGTGTAGGGTCTTTGTAGTAATATGAGTAGTATGAGAACCACAGTTTGCGAATGTAGTTTGCAGTATCATCATGCAATGTGATGTTAACTGGATCATACTTGATTTTAGTTTGTACAATTCGTTTACGATTGTACTGATTCATCGTTTGTAAATCAAACGTATATTTTGGAAGCTGTACTGTTTTTACAGCTAATCCAAAATTGGCGTCAGCTGGGTATGCTAAAACACTTGTATCTATCTTACTGTTTACTTCAAAGTAAACGTGAAATAGAAACTTAAACTTTGGGGCGTAAGCGTAGTTATTAGTTCTGAATACTTTACTTGCGTGTTGGAAGTCACGCAAGTAATCATTGCCAAAAAACGCTTTACCTGCGTCAGTTAAAAGATTCGGTATTAACCCAGCCATTTATAGTACTGATTAAGAACCGATACCAGTAACTGATGCGCCGCCGAAAGCACGACCAACTGAAGTACCAACACCGCCACCAAGTGGAGATTGAACTGCGTTGTCGAAACGAATTGACAACTGAATAGTTGCTGCTTCGCTTGCTTTGTAGTCCATGTTGTTATAGTTAGCTGTCTTGATGAAGCAACCATACAATTCCCATGTTTCAAGAACTGTAGGAGTCAATACACCGTTACCACCATCAAGTACTTCGTAATTGATTTGGAACTTATAGTCTTGACCTGTAGCTGCACTAGCTTGCTCAACGAAGTCCATTTGTTTCTGAAGTTGTTGACCGATTAGTTTAGATACGTTGCCTTGAGCATCGTCACGTAAGTTAATTTGTGTTTCTTGCCATGCGTGTTTGCCAGCTAGATACACTTTACTGTTATAAAC